GTTTGTTTCTCCTCCGGTTTCGCCGATACTGCGGCTCGTCAGTACGGCTCGATTGCCGTAGACCGGTGGCCGGGGAAACCCGGCCTTTAGTTACTCAGCGTTTTCACGGATCCAATCCGATACCTGATCCCTAGTAATCAAATGCGGTACATGGGTATGGATCTCATTTCCTAGTTCATCCAATCGACCTTGCAAGATTCTCAGGACGGCGGCTTTTGTCAAACCGCTCATGTTCCTCGCAACGTAAAGCATCGCGGCATTTACCTCCCGATACTCTTTGCACAGAACCCGCGGGTTTTGCTGAATAGTCGCGGTGGTGGTCGTGGTGGTCATCGTTTGGTTTCTCCCCGTCAGTATTTCCGACGTCAATAGTGTACCAGAAACTGTAACGCGCGCAAGGGTTATGGCTTGCGCGGTGTAAATATTGTGCTACAATTTTCGCGTCGGCCGACAAGCTGGGCCGACCCCAGGAGGAGACAACATGACTCGTACACGTTCCCGCCGGCTCGAGATGCTCGGCAACGCATTGCTCGTGGTGCTCGCGATGGCTGGTGCCGTCGCCTATGGCATCGATCTCGCCGATCGCACCGAGGCGCGCCTGGCAGCTCGCGCCGAGCGGTCTGCTCGATGACGCGATCCAGGACGCTCGAGGCCGTTGTGCGCGACCTCGAGGATCGCGAGGCGGTCGGCATCCAGACCTACGGGTGCACTGTCGATCGCGCCGATTTGGAGACGCGCGACTGGATGCGTCACGCCTACCATGAGGCGTTGGATTTGGCGATGTACCTGCGACGAGCGCAGGAGGAGGAGGCAACTGATGATGGCAATGGCGCTGTGGATGCTCGCAATCTCGCTGACACTGGTCGGCTTGATGGCTATGTACGTTGGCAGCCGATGGGATCGCGACTAACCGTCTCGCTCCCGCCGGATCTCATCGCCGGCGGATCGCAAGTTGCGGTCTATTGTGCGCTGGCATCGATGGCATCGCCTGATGGCACGGTCGACGCCGGCATCAGGTCGATCGCGACGATGGTCGACATGTCGCCGGTGACGGTCTCGAGACTGCTGGGCAATCTGGCACACGATGGGTACATCGAGCGGCTCGATGGCGACCATCCCAACAGCAGGGCTCGGTATCGGCTCCGTTGAGGAAGCCGACGGCTCGCGAGCTGTACGAACGCTACCGGCGGTGCGCGCCGCCGCCGGATTGGTCATGGGCCGAGGAGCAATGGTTCCGCGGCTACTGGCGCGACAAGATCAAGTCTGAGGAGAGACAAGATGGAATGGATCAAACGAATCGGAGCGCTGGCAATCCAGCAGGAGCCGATCATCGAGCGCAGCATCGACCGCGAGTATGACGATCCCGCCTGGGACGTCGACCAGGTACTCGACAACGTCACCGTGGGCGATCTGGGACGTTTGCCGGATGGCATCGCCGAGCGCGCCATGCGCTCTTATCTGAGGCTCATCGCCAACATGCATGCGGTGACAGCGCCGGCGGATGCTCGGTACGTCAAGCTCGCGCTCAAGCGCTACGGTCTCTGGGACGTCGAGGTGGCCAAATGACTTGGAAAGAGGTCATGAAAGAGATCTATAGCCGGCCGAAGGGTGTACGTCGCCGCGGCTGGTGCGACGGCATGCGATTGCGCGCGACTCGTCTCGATCCCCAGTACACCACCAAAGGCCAGTATTGGTACGGCAGATACACCGGACTCGGCATCGACTTCAGCGCACCGCGGGAGGTCTGGGAGCAAGGCCAGGCGATGGGCTATGGCAACAACGAAATCGAGGCGTTGTACTGGGACAAGACTGCCGACGACTGGGAGTGGATCGACTGATGGCTATCGGTCGTCCTAGGCTCAATCTGACAAGCCGCACCTGCAAAGGGTGCGGCTTGGTTTGTCCAATCGAGATGTTCCGCATACCACCGTGCCGTACTCGCCCAAACGGATCGATCCGCAACCTCTGCTCCGATTGCAATCGCCAGTACGGCCGCGAGCACAAGGCCAAGGCATACGCCGATCCAGCCAAGCGCCAGCATATCCTCGACCGCAACCGCGGCTACAGGGCCAACAGCATGAGCGAGGCACTACAGCGACACCGCGGGCACCGCAGCTCCAAGCATATGTGGATCAAGCTGAAATGCGAAGCCGCCGAGCTGCTGACTCGCGACGGCATCATCGTATACCTCGGTCCTGTCAATACGGCCTCCCATATCAAGCCGCAGGAGGATCGGCCGTGGCGCGCGCGTACCTGGGCCATCAGATTGATTCGACCCGGCATGGTGCCGCCAGCACAATCGATGCCGTTGTTTCGGCTCGAGCACGGCGTGGCGACAGCTCATCCGATGTGCCACGAGGACTGGCGATGGGTCGCGACGATGGTCCAGCAATGGATCAATCGCAACAAGGAGGCAAATGATGGCGACTAAGGTACCGCTGGAGTCGACGATCCAGACGTCGATCGTGCACGTCCTGGCGATGTACGGCTACACCGTGATCGAGATCGGACGCACCAGACGCATGGTCAAGTGCAAGCGATGCGGCGGCTCGACGCCGGCGGTGGGATGGCAGGGCAACACGCCGGGAGCGCCGGATCTGATGGTCACCTGCGCTCGATGGCGCGGCGACTGGGTTGGCATCGAGGTCAAGCGACCGGGCGGAGCGATCCGGCCGGAGCAGCGCGCTCTCGCAGAGGCCGGCGCTACGTCGATTGTACGGTCGGTACGCGACGCGTTGGCGGTGATCGTCGATGCGGAGGCGCGCCATGGCCACGATGCCCAGCGCGTCGAGCAGGTGATGCAACAGTTGTAGTGTATCAATTTGTGGTACACTATTCGCGCCGGCGGTAGGCCGGCAACACAGGAGAAACCTAATGAGCAGTGAACTGGTGGTGGCGGGTCCGTCCGTCGCCGATGTTATGACGATGGCCGATGTCATCGTCAAGAGTGGTCTCTTTCCGGCATTCCGCAATCGCGAATCCGCGGCCGCGATGATGCTGTTGTGCCGAGCCAAGGGGCTCGACCCGATGACCGCCGTCGAGCGGTATCACATTGTCCAGGGCCGGCCGGTCATGCGCGCCGACGCGATGCTCGGCGAGTTCGTCCGCATGGGCGGCAGCGTCAAGTGGGCACAGCGCGACGACAAGGCTGCGGAGGCCACATTCAGCCATCCCCAAGGTGGCACAGTGACGGTGCGCTGGACCATCGAGCAAGCCAAGGCAGCCAAGCTGACCGGCAAGGACGTCTGGGCCCAGTATCCTCGCCAGATGCTCCACGCTCGATGCGTCAGCGAAGGAGTGCGGTCTGTGCTCCCTGGCGCGACGAATGGGCTGTATACGCCGGAGGAGGCGTACAACATGGAGCCGGTGGCTGTCGAGCCTGTACGGTTATCCTCGCGCGATTCCGAGCCCATTGTCGATGCGGTGGTTGTCGAGGACAAGCCGAAGGCGATCCGCGCTCGCAAGCCCAAGGCCGAGCCGGAGCCCGAGCCTATCGAGATCTCTCCCGCGACAATGGACAAGGTCCAGCGTCGGAAGGCGGTGATCGTCCTCATGCAGGACTTCGCCGAAGCCGCCAACGGCCATGGCATCGACGTGATCGGGGACAACGGCAAGCCGTCCAGGAGCAAGCTGTGCGCGGAGGCGTCCAAGCTCTGGCTGGGTGCCGAGCCGTTCGATTGCGACGATCCCGAGCACTGGTCGGCCGTGCACGATCGCATCATGGAGATCGAGCAGGACGCCGGCGACGAGCTGGTGCTCGAGGCCGAAGTAGTCTCCAAGGACGCCGATACCAGCGACCTCGATCCCAGCATCGAGGACCCGTTCGCGGAGATCTGACGTCTCGCAGGTACGTCGAGTTTGCTACGGCCGGCGGGGATTCTCGCCGGCCGTTTGATCAGGAGACGACATGAGATATCTATCGGTCTGCTCCGGCATCGAAGCCGCGAGCGTGGCGTGGCATGATCTCGGGTGGCAGCCTATCGGCTTTTCGGAAATTGAAAAGTTCCCCTCGCAGGTCCTGCAAACCCGGTTTCCAGGCGTGAAGAACTACGGGGACATGACGCGATTCAAGGAGTGGGATATTGAACCTGGAACAGTTGACCTTTTGGTCGGAGGAACACCTTGCCAAGCTTTCTCCGTCGCCGGACTCCGACGAGGGCTCGAAGACCCGCGAGGAAACCTCGCCCTCGTCTTCGTTGCAATGGTTGACCACTACCGCCCCGAATGGGTTGTGTGGGAAAACGTCCCCGGTGTCCTGTCGAGCAACGGAGGACGGGATTTTGGTTCCTTCCTCGGGGCGTTGGGGCAACTCGGGTATGGGTGGTCCTACCGAATCCTTGACGCTCAGTACTTCGGAGTGGCCCAGCGACGCCGTCGTGTCTTCGTTGTCGCACACTCTTCAGGAGACGCAAGACGTTCAGCCGAAGTACTATTTGAGCCGTCGTGCCTGCGAAGGGATCCTCCGCCGAGCAGAGAAGCGCGGGAAGGAATTGCCGGAGATGCTACGCAAGGCGCTGGAGAGCGTTTGTGGGACACCGTAGGGGCTTTGTGCGCTGACACTCACCCCGGTGCATATTCGGGGCAGGATGCCTACACCGGCAGGATAATCCCCGCAGTGTACGAATCGCACCCGAACGACTCTCGAGTCACGGGACCGGTGGAACAATGCCCGACCGTGGCGGCGCGATGGGGCACCGGCGGGAACAACACCCCGCTGGTGCAACAGCCGATGACTCAATTCGGCCCAGTGGCGGGGAGTCTATTGCACCGCCATGATTCCTCCCCGTGTGCCGACCGCGGAGCGAACGTTGTGGCCGTGCAACAGCCGATGGCGTTTCAATCAAGGGCATCTTCGACCAACAGCATGAATCCCAGCCCGCTCGCACCAACACTTGATAAAGGCAAGGCCGAGGGAACAGCAGTCTTCGCACATATGGCGGTGCGACGCCTCACCCCGGTGGAGTGCGAACGGCTCCAAGGTTTCCCAGATGGTTGGACCGACATCAAGCCTGGCGGTAAGGATACGCCCGACTCCCCCCGCTACAAGGCTCTAGGCAACAGCATGGCTGTGCCTGTCATGCGTTGGATCGGCCAGAGGATAGCACGGCTGGTATAATTCACTGTCCTTGATCGTCCGCTTCGGCGGGACCGCCGGCTGATCCCCGGCGGTCGATCTGGGACCAAAACTACAAACGACAAGGACAAACCCCATGCCATGGTTGCGGGTCGATGACGGCCTGTTTTTGCATCCCAAATGGTTGGCCACGCCAGCCGGCGCTCGTGGTCTTTGGATTACCGCATTGTCTTATTGCGGAAATCAATCCAACGGCGGAGTAATTCCGAGCGCATTGTTGCCGGTATTGGGCGGCACTGAAAACGACGCCTCTGATTTGGTTCAGTCTGGTCTCTGGACTGCAATTGACGGTGGTTGGCAAATCCACAATTTTGTCGAATACAACGACGCATCGACGCCCGAAGCCAAGACTGCCAGGAGCGAGAAACGGTCCGAAGCTGGACGTCGAGCAGGGCTTGCTAGCGCCGCCGCGAGGCAACGATTGGGCAACGATTCGTCAACGATTTCCAACGATCGTTCAACGATTTTCAACGATGCGTTAACGATTGACCAACGTTCGTCAACGAATGGTCAACGATTTTCAACCCCCAGTCCCAGTCCCAGTCCCAGTCCCAGTCCCAGTCCCATCTATACTGATACGCTTGATGTAGACAACGCGCGCGGTCGCGCGCGATCTCAAACTCTCATTGAGCGTAGAAGACTCAAGTCGATGGACTCGGAGATCGACCGGCCGTTGTCAGCGACGGAGCAGCGGATGCTTCGCGCCAGGAAGCTCACAGAAGAGATCATGGGACCCGAGTGGGAGCGCGAGCGCCAAGCCATCGAGGACGCATTCGGACCCGACGATACAATCAAGCCCAGAGGAGAAATCAAATGACAAAGGAACATGCCAATTACATCCGCGACTCATTCGCCGGCTTTAATGAGCAATTGCTGACTGAACTGGGTCGGCATCCCGGCGCGGAAATCGACGACGTCGATATCGAATTGATCCGCCAATTGATGAACAAGCTTAAGCGGCGCAAATTGGAATTGGCCCACTACGAAGAGGGCACGGTCTGGGGTAAGAGCCGGCCGATCTGGATCAACGGTGCCGGCAACATCATCGCCTGGATTCGCAACCAGCAGTTTCGCCCAAAGGTCTCCCAGATCGAGGCCGAGATGGCGCGCCTCGACATGATCGCCGAATCCGTCATTGTCGAGGGATCTGTCGCCGATACTCGCCGGCAGGTCACAGCGCCGGCGGAATACTCCGTTCGCGCGCTTGCCGCCAGCTCCGCCAATGGTCTACTCGGCATGCCGGTCGCGCCGACGCCGGCCAAGATGCCGGATTGGATCGACGACTTCCC